GCGAGAAGTTCTCGTGCTCTATCCGAGTTATAATGGTATAAAACCATTATACTCTGAACCACCTTCCATAAGATCGAGGTGTCTAACTGGGTCAAACCAGTTAAGTAGGAAAGTTGGGACTTTATTCAATTTAACCTCCGGCAAAAAGGCCGTTGTAGAGGAATGAATAAAGGTGGACTCCATTGATTTCTTCCAGATTGGGATAGCTTGAAGCTTCTTCCATATCCGAGATAAACTACGATAATAAAAATTCTCTGATTTATTCAAAGAATCATATAGTCGAGGTTTATAAAGAGAAGAAATATTTGGAAGACGGAAAAGGGCCTCTATACAGAGGGCAGCCTTAACGTTATCCATACTTGTCGTATGAAGTGTGTCGTTTAAAGACGACTTAAGAAGATTTAAGGAGATATAATCTAATGATAAATCATAAGGAATCTCCTTAATCCTTTCACTTGCATACTCCCAACACCGCCAAGGGGAAATAGGACGACTAGGTTTCTTTGGTAAACAGTTATGTTTATCATAATAAGAAGATAGTCGATGGAGGTCCTCTAAAGAGGACACATACTTTCCAACATTTGGCAGCCCTAAGCCTAGAAGATGTTCAGGCAGGAACCAAGGTATAGAAACCGATTTAAGAAAGGCACTATGAAGATAGATAAATTGTCCGAGGACCCTCTCTCTGAGGACCTCAGGACAATCCATAACTAATTTAGTACATTGTGCCCCTATAGTCATATGATTTGACTCTTGAACTACCGACGAACGTTTAAGTCCCTTCATCAGTCCCATATTAATATACTCTACCTTGTCAAATACACCTTGAAAAAATGTAAATGACGTAGAATTAATATTACAGAACTTAGAGGAGAAATAAACTTTCCCAACGGAAGGACTTAGCCCACAAACAGAGGCTAAACGAGTCCATAGACTATAACCAAAATCAGAGACAGAAAGAAGCGCATCGTCACCATTAATTAAAACTGGGCAGTCATTAAGGCTATAAACCTTACAATGATCTTGCTCGATAATATATCGACAAATCGCCAAATTAATGATGCAAAGTACAGGAAATGAGGTAATAGAACCCATTAACTGTCCCCGAAGCTGTGGCTTTTGAACTCCATTGTATTCTATAATATGTTTAGTCAAAGATTCCTTAAAAAGGAGTCTATCGGCCTTACATAAATTTAGAACTAATGAAAGTTCGTCAGCCACAGCTTCGGAGCACCACGATCGCAATTGATTAGTAGCATCCGAATAATCGGCAGATAATAACTTCTGACCGATAGAGGGCATCAGCCCAGAGAGATGCTCAACATCAATAACTTCTTTAGTAAGCTTAAGACAAGAAAATCTCTTCAGTGTACCGTGAAGGCACTTCTGTAGAGGTTTAAGGTATGTCTGCCTGAACGGCGGACCCTTAGTTATAACACGAACTTTAAGTGATTCGGGAAGGCCAAGAGGAACAGCAATAGGCTGCTCCTTAATGGCCAATACACCAAGACGCTTAAAAAACTTGTTAAACTTATCATTAAGCTTACTATAATCAATTGTAGTGAGAGAGTTAAATCCAAAATTAGCCTCAATGCCTGAAAAGGCAGAAGCTAGGCCAAACTCTTCATCCACAATACTGTCCGTTTCTACAACTTCACGGTGAAAATCCACAAGACGATCATCTGATCGTAGACCATCTAGGAGTTCAGGATGTGCCATTATACAACCAACAGCACCTCCAAGATCTCGAGAATTTATATAGTTAGCACTCGTACTAGGAAAGAACGGCTTCATAGGACAGATAAAGGGGTTCTGAACTCCTTTAAAGGCCTCACGGACAGTTCTTCTAATCTGAGTATTAATTATATCAATATCTTCCTGTAAAAAATTATCGATAGGAGCCGTAGTAAGAAGATCAAAAGTCTTCTGCTCTCCGGCTGTCACATCAAGTTTACTAGGACGAGGCATACCCTTCTTAGAATAAAGAATCGACGTTAAGAAACTCTCAAATAATCGAGGGTTCCCTTTACGCAACTTTTTATTTAGAAATGTATAGCCTCGTCCACATGTAAGAATATGTGGCTTATCAATCTTATCACAGGGAGAAGACTCAACTACCTGACCTTTAGAGGCAGCATAGTAAGCCGAAATCTTCCATTTAATAAAAGACATAGTAGTCTTTCCTGCTTGAATAAATAATCGTGCACACTCTAACCAGTGATCATAAGTCGGCTTTAGACTAAAGCCTAGACTACTGAAACCATAGATTTGCATTATTTCGATTATAACATCTACACAAGATCTTATGTAGACCATCTGTTCTTGAGAAAGAACAGAGGGAGGTATCGTACTTCCATCATTCGCGGAGCCAATGGCAACCGCTGTATTTGATAACTGAATTGTTG